CTCTCCATGCAGTTCGTAGTCCACCAGCATATCGGCCCATTCGCAGCGCTGCACTCCTTCTAGTTGTCAACATCCGTGGCATCCTATAAAGGCCCCTGCAATGTTATGGGGCCTTTATATAGGAATCCATAATCCATAAATCCATACATATATAAGATATTACCCCCTGTCTAAACTGACTGTCTTGCGCTCGCTCACGCGAACGCGCCAACATTAGAGATCTCATACTCGGGTCGGAGTTGTTAGTCTAAGCCACTCTATTATGATTGGTCAACGATTAATAATCATATTGCTGCGCCACTATGGTATATAAGGAGAGCACTTTCTTCCATATCCCGGCAAATGAGAATCTGTGGACACAACATTGGACTCACCTATTCACAAGCAAATGGTCTTACGCAAATGGCACTCGTACAACGAATTAAAAAAGAGAAGATGCTCGACTACTATTGTATTGCCAGTGAACTACACCAAGACGGAGGACTTCACTACCATTGCCAACTGGTATACAAGCAACGAAAGGATATCAAGAACCAAGCCTACTTCGACATCGGCAACTACCATCCAAGTATTGAAGCTATACAACATCCGAAGAGCTGGAACACTTACATCAAAAAGGATAATCTCTTTGTTGAATCTGGCGAATTTATCTTTGACGACGACGAGTTTGATCCGTTCGCATTCGCAAGAGCTAACGAATTTGAAGTCTTTATTAAAGCATGTTTGAAAAAGAGGATCAGTGCGCAGTACGCTCAACTCATTTGGAACCACGTTAACACTGTATGCTTCGAAGTAACTGCAGACACGCCTATTGGAGGAACGATTTCAAGTATCCTTAGCATCCTTGACGTACGGTGCCCCGGAAAACAACCCCTTCTTATCGGGCCAACTGGGTGCGGAAAGACTACCTACGCTAAAACGCATGCGACAAAGCCAGCCTTATTCGTCAGTCACATCGACCAACTTAAACAGTTTAACCCCAAGAAGCACAAGTCCATTATCTTCGACGACATGGACTTTACCCACTGGCCTATCACCGGGCAAATTGCTATCGCAGACTGGGACGACGACAGAGCCATTAACGTCAAGCATCAGATCGCTCTTATCCCCAAGAACACCGAGAAGTGGTTCACCTGCAATCGCATGCCTTTCCTGGACTTCCCTGAAATCAGAAGACGTTTAAACATAATAAATCTTTATTGATTACGTACCAGCTTGAGAAATAGCACTATTAGTCTCAGTATAATGATATTTCTTATTATAATTCAACTCAATTGTTGCATCACCTCTTATACCCGCTACCCGCGACGGGTTATAAAACACAAACAAATACCCTTCGGTTATATACTTCTTATGATTAGTATCAAGCAAATCAGACATAGACAAAACATAGTTAGCAGGATCACGCATTTGAAGGTTAAAGTACCCATTCTCCTCCAAACGGTAACGACGAATACTCTTAACAGTATAGTAACGCGCGAATTGGCCAGCATCAAACGGAGTAACTCCTTCAAAATTCACATTAGTAATAGCAGTAGGCAAATTAGTTCCACTAAGCTCGTTAACACTCTCATTCCAAACAGTACTAGGGTCACCAGAATTACTATCATCGGTATAATTTTGCTTACACAAAACATGGTACACATCAACAATAATCTGACCACCCTGAGCATTCTCACCAGAAGTTCGATTAACAACATTCACATTCATAGCAACACTTCGGAACCTCAACTTACGAGTAGCATCACTAGCAGTAGGACTAGCACCATTCTCCCGAGCCATTAACCACCACACGTCACCATTACCTTGGTTCGTATTAGAGGCATACCCATTAGCACCATAACCATAAATCGTCAACCCAGCAACACCTTGGGCATTAGCATCAGAAGTAGGAACAACAGTATGTGTACTTGTATGGGCAATCATACCCATTTTCATACCTTGCAACTTGTCCATTCCCCATTTCAAACGGGAAATGTAACGCTTCGCGGACCTGCGCACCCTACGGGGCGCACGTCGCTTCGAATAAATTCGAGCAGTGTCATATTGGTTAGTTAGGTTACCATAGGTAGTACCACTATTACGTCCTCCAGAGTCCGTTCTTTGTGCTCCATTACCTCTCCACCTCTTGTAAGCCTTAGCAGCATATTGTCCCACTCTCCATGCAGTTCGTAGTCCACCAGCATATCGGCCCATTCGCAGCGCTGCACTCCTTCTAGTTGTCAACATCCGTGGCATCCTATAAAGGCCCCTGCAATGTTATGGGGCCTTTATATA